TAAAGCGTCCAGAACTTTTTCGTCTATGGTATCGGGGGAAACGAGGTCGATGTACGTCACCGACTTAGTTTGACCAATGCGGTGCGCCCTGTCCTCACTCTGTAAGCGTATCTCCAGATCATAGCTGTTACTGTAGTAGATCACAGTGTTAGCTGCCGTCAGAGTAATTCCGTAGCCGCCTGTCTTGGGCTGTCCCACAAAGAACCGCAGGGGACTGTCAGGGTCCTGAAACTCCTCAACAATCTCCTGTCTGCGGTCTTGCGGCGTTGCGCCGTAATAAGTTGCGACCGAATCGGGCCCGAAACGGTCGCGCAGGGCATGTGCTATCCGTTGGAGGTCGTTAGTATACGTCGCCCAAATGATAGCCTTCCCCGAAAGTTCGTCTGTTATGTCCATTAACTCTGGCAGACGGTTGTTCTTTAATTCTTGTAACTCGCCCACGTCGGGCTGAAACGATCCGCAGCATATCTGTTGTAGCCGCATGATCTGCGTCAACACACTGGTTGTCGTGGCGATGCTGTCATCCCTCAGATGAGCCAAAGCTAACGACTTCATCTGATCGTACACGCGGCTTTGCTCTGTGGTCAACGGAACGCGGCGCTTTATATACACTTTATCAGGTAAGTCCAAACAATCCTGCTTTAACGTGCGGGTGCTAAAGCTCAACAGGCGCTCATTTAATTCATCCAACCTACGGTAGCCCGTAATTTCCTGAAAGCTGCGCGAACCCATTATACGTTTCTGCGTAATCGCGTAACGACTTTGAAACGCGTAGAAGCTAGCAAAACCCAAGGAACTCGGGTCAAGGAACCTGCACTGACTGTATAGGTCCAGAGGTGACTTTGTAATCGGTGATCCTGTCAGAATGCGCCTGTACTTAATGTGCGGGTTTAACGCCATCAGGTTCTTGGTACGCTGCGCGTTGCGGTTCTTTATAGTGGTGCTTTCATCTACTATCGCCATGTTCTCGGGATTGGCTACCAGAAAACGACCCGCGGCTCTCGTACCTCGGGGAGATGAGAACGCTTCGACGTTCATTACAAAAAGTTTTAGTCCGTCAAACGGTTCGTCAATAAACGTGTCCAGTTCCTCTGAGTAACGTTTGGATGTGGCTGGCGTCCAGCGCATGATCTTGCGCTTTATATTGTCTGGCAAGTGAGCGGGTATTTCGCCCTGTACCCAGTTGTCGTAGACGCCCTTGGGAGCTACAATTAATGCAGAGTTAAGGTCGCCCTCTACATACAGTACCCCAATATTATCTATGGCGACTTTGGATTTACCTGTGCCCATTTCCATAAAATAAGCGTGATATGTTTTGTACCAAGATTCTTCTAACGCGGAACGCTGGTGGTCAAACGGCGTGGTCTTAAAGTCGTAATCTATCTGTTCTAACATTTGTTCTCCTACGGGGTTGACTGCCTGATATCTTATATGTATATAGGTGTTTGTCAAGGCCGTAAAAAGGGTCTTTAAAACAGGAGTACTAGATGAACGATATTATGAATATGATGGAAGAGGACTTTGAGAAAAATCTCTCTTCTGTCGAAAAGCTAGACAACGCAGGTTTAGACACTGTGGCTGGTCTAGCTAGAAAGATCAAGCAACAACAAGATAAAGTTGAACGGCTTGATCGGGAACTGAAAGACGAAAAACATGCTCTACTAAAGCTGACAGATGAGGACCTACCCTCGACTATGGCTGATCTAGGGCTGTCTAGGTTCTCTCTGGATGACGGCAGTACCGTAGAAGTCAAACCGACATACGGTGCCAGCATCTTAGTCAAAGACCGTCCGGCAGCATATGATTGGCTGCGCGACAATGGGTTTGATGACATTATCAAGAATGTTATCTCCTGCCAGTTTGGCAGAGGTGAGGATGACCAAGCCAGTGCGTTCCACGCGTTCGCATCTCAGCAAGGTTACTCGG